CTTCGCCGTAGGTGTTGCGGACCTTCCACCAGAACGCGTTGCCGTCCATCGCATACGACAGCACGGTCGCCTTCCAGAGCGCATCGCCGTCGTACGCCTCATTCGGCTCGCAGATCAGTTCCTCGAGCGGATGGTCAAGCACACGTTCCCAGATGCCATCCTGCTTCCGGCGCTGCACGACCATCTCGGCTTCGGTGAACGTGCGCTGCATCCACATCACCGGGGCCATCACGACGTTCGCGTGCAACCCGCGGTTCGTGTCGATCCGCGTGACGCTCGCGTGTACCGCAGAAATCGGGATAAAGCCCGTGCGATCGCTCAGAATCGTCAGTGTCTTGCGGGCGAACGCCGTAATGCGCCGCGGAAGATCCTTAATCACGGTCAAAGCGGTCGACGCCATCAGAACGACCCCACGAGCCACGAACCGCCGGCGGGCGCGGGGGCTACCATCGCGCGGCCGAGTGCCATGATCGAACCGACCACGCCGTCGATACGGCCCGAGGCGCGTGACTTGTCTGGCTTGATGTTGTCCGCCGGGTCACGTTTGACCGCGACGTTCGACAGCATCCAGCGCATGACGGGATTGATGCCCGTCGGCGTCAGGTGGCCGCACTGCTTCGCGACGACGATCTTCTCAAACTCTTTCGAGGGCTCGGACATCGAAGCGAAGCCCTGCCGGAACTCCACGCAGGTCAGACCATCCGTCTGCAGGTCGGTCGCCGTCTGCGTCGCATTCCACGGATCGAAAGCGACTTCCTCGATCACGTACTCTTTCGCGAACTCGCGCAGCGCCGCTTTCGGGAACTCGTAGTCGACGACGTTCCCCGGTGTCGCGGTCAGCCAGCCGTCTCGAGCCCACGCGTCATACGGCACGCGATCTTTCTTCGACCGTTCGGCGATCGTGTCTTGCGGACAGAAGAACCGATACAGGAAGTCGAACCCGCCGTCGACCGGGAAGCAGAGCACGAGGGCCGTGAGATCCAGCTTCGCCGAGAGATCGAGGCCGGCCCAGCAGCGGGAACCCTTCAACGTCTTGGGATCGACGACGCGCTCGCAGGCGTTCCACGATTCGACCGGGATCCACCGTTCGCGCTGCTGCGTCCAGATGTTCAGGTGATAGCGAAGAAACGTGTTCAGATACGAGGGCGTCGTCTTGGCGCGCGCGCACTGCTCGGCCATGTAGTCGTACTTGAGCGACACGCCGAGGTTCGGATTCGCCTTCGCCCAGACCGTGGGGTCGGTGAAGTCGTCCCCCTCGTCCGCCGCGGCGATGAACGCGAAGAAGGTGTCGTCCTCCAGTGCGCCCTCGAGCACTTGAATCGCCCGCTCGTGCAGTTCCCAGCCGATCGAGTCAGGATCGTAGACTCCGGCAGTCGTGATGATGAACGCCAACGGTTGCCGACGCGCGCCCATCGAGGTCACGATCACGTCATGCACATGGCGATCGGTGTGGGCGTGTGTCTCGTCCTCGATCAGCCCGTGCGTATTCAGTCCGTCCAGTGTCGACGAGTCGGCGCCGAGCGGCTCGAACTTCGATCCCAGCCGCTCACACGAAATGTTGTTGCGGAACGTCCTGACGAAGCGCTTCAACTCGGACGACGCCTTGACCATCTTCGTCGCGCCGTCGTGGACTATCTTGGCCTGGTCCTTCTTGGTCGCCGCGGAATAGACCTGGGCGCCGCCTTCACCGTCCGCGACTGTCAGGTAGAGGCCCGTCGCCGAGCCCTCAACCGACTTGCCGTTCTTTCGCGGGATCTCGATGTAGGCAGTCCGGTAGCGTCTGGTCTGGTCCGCGCGCATCCAGCCGAACACGGCGCGATAGGTCTGCCGCTGCCACCCCTCGAGGATGACCAGTTGGCCCGCGAGCTCCCCTTCATGGTGGCGGCAAAACCGTTCCACGAAGTCGACGACTCGCTGGCCCGCCTCAAGGTCGAACCAGAGCCCCTTCGGGTGATGGCTATGCGACGGGTCGCCGTAGACGGTCGGGTCGTTCCACCGTTCGCCGTACGCTGCGCGCAAGTCCTTCTCGTGCCGCTCCCAGCATAGACGCTCGTATTTCCCCGCGACTCGCGCCGCGGGCTGCTCGAGCATCGTCCCCATGTGCTAGGCTCCCTTCTCTTTGGGCTTGCCGAACAGAAAATCGGCGGTGACGTCTCTCGGAGCATCCGGTTCGTCAGTGCCGAAGTTCGCCGAGTCCGGTGTGATGCCGAATTTCGTCCCGAACTGGCTCATCATGACCCGTTCTTTCTGCGACAGCGTGACTTCGGGCCGTTGGCACACGTAGCCCTTCTCGGTCGTGAAGGTCGTTCCCGACTCGTCCACGACCTTCTCATACTCGCGCCACCGCGCGCAGCTCTGGCAGTAGGCCGCCAGTTCGGTGACGTTCTGTTTCGTGAGCAGCCCGCGCCGAAAGAGAAATGGCGCCACCCGGCGCCATTCTTCCTTGGCGATCCTGCCCAGCCAGGAGGGCGGGGAGGGGCATTTCGCCCCGGCCGGCGGCCGTTTGACTTTCGGTTTGACGTCCCGATCCTTGCGGAGCGTTCCAGAGAGCAGTTTCAGCACCCGCGGCTTCCGAGGGCGACCGCCTGGCATCAGCGAACCCCCCCGGTTGCCGAGTTTTGACGGACTGTCGCGAAACGTGGCCAAGCGGTCAATTGGGAGACCCCCCTGAAAGAAAACCCGATTTCAGGGGGTAGCGTTGTCGTGGGACTCGGCAGCCCGCTTAACGCTGTGGCATCGCCACGGCGCTTCGTCACACATGGACTGCCAGTTGGTCTCATCCCAAAAGAGCACCATGTCGCCGCGGTGAGGGATGATGTGGTCGACCAAGCTTGCGGCCACGATCCGACCGTGACGTTGGCACTCTGCGCAGAGCGGGTGAGCGGCGAGGAAGGCTGCACGTGCCTTGCGCCAGTGGTGATCATATCCGCGAGACGCAGATGAACCGCGTCGATCATCCCAAGCTTTCTGTTGTTGCTTATGGTGTACGTTGCAGCGTCCGCGTTGAACAAGGGTAGGGCATCCTGGCTCTGTACATGGACGGAGCGGTGCAGTGGGCACATCAGGAAGGAGGCATGCCGATGAGGCGTCTCTTTCGCTCTAGATCGTCCAACGCGTTCTTTAGCTTGAGGATGTCGAGTTCGGCGTTCGACGTGTCGAGGTTGACGACAATCGTGAGCTGATCACTCAGGTTTAGCGCCAAAGCCTTCCGCGAAAGGAGAAGCGCGGAGCATCGCCGGCAGTGAACGCGGAACTCGTTGCGCTCGCGGGTCGGGCCGTCGGTGTAGAGATGCCGGGAATGGCCGAAGACGCGGCAGAGAAGAGAGCCTATCACGCGACGTGGCGAATGGCTTGCGCGAGCCCTGTGTATCCCGATCGGATCGCCTTCTGCCGTTCGTGCTTCCGGCGGTTGGCCTGTCGAGTCAGTGTCTCCCGCGCGTTCGTCGGCGTCATCGCGCCGGGTGGATTGGCGGATGAGAAGAGTCGGTCCCAATCCAAGCGTGCTAGGAGGAGACGAGACGTTCCGATACGACGAACGCTCGCCACCAGGACGAGCGCTTCGAGTATTTCCCTGGACTCAATGTCGACCGGATCGGCGGCAACTCGGGAAACTGATGTCAAGATGGGCTGAAGACTTATACTGTCTTGCCCGCTTTCCTAGACGCTTTCTACGTTATAACTGTTTATGCGTTAGTTGCACGTGAAACGTCACGCGACCTTCTGCTCAAGCATCCACGCCGCGATTCGCTCACGCGGTCGTCCCTCGCCGCCGATGCGCTGAGCAATGCGATCGACGTGGTTCTGCACCGTCTCTCGGCTGATTGTTCCACCGCGGCGAGATCGGAGGTTCGGGAGCCGTGAGGCGATTTGGGCGCAACTGAGGCCGCGCGAGACCAGTCGCGCTACGTCACGTTCGCGGGGCGTAAGGTCGAAGAATGTCGTCACGCGTCCGGCTCCCAGGGCTTCCGCGGCTCCTCGTTGGCGTTGCGCGAGATGACGCAACTCGATACGTAGGAAGCGGTGTCCGGCAATGGAAAGAACCGTTCGGTGCGCCAGCCGCCGCCGTCTTTCGCCTTCGCCTTGATGAGCGCCGAGAACGCGAACATCGGGTAGAGCTGAGCCGCGAGACGGATCTTAATTCTCGCGTCTTCCCACCAGCGCATTTTGGTCTCCTCGAATCGCACCGATCGATCGTTCTCGACAACGAAGAAGTCCGGCGTGTATCGACAATCCGGTGCGAGGGTCAGGGTAATGGCTTCGTAGGCCCAATGCTTGATTTCCCCGGCGCGTTTCAACGTCTCAAGCTCTTGCGCGCGTTTCGCTTCGGTGCGGTTCATCTGGCGCGCTTTGGGCGTCTTGGCTTTCTGCTCGGCGAGGGCATGCGAGGCGCCGACGTCGGGAAACTGGCGACGCGCGAACTCGACGGCCTTGTGCTCGGCGACGCCCGCGTTTCGCAAAGCGGCGAGCGTTGCATCGTATCCGGCGAGGTTGACGGTGCTCACGAGCGATCCCATTCTTTCGGCGGCATCGCCGTGGTCATCTTCTTGAAGCAGTCGTCGCAAACCACCTCGCGCGGCGCCTTTGATGCCGCGGCGTGCGGAAAGAGCGCGCGATACTCCGCGTCGGCCTCTTCGTCAGACCACTCGCAATCGAAGGTTCCCTTGCAGGCGGCACATGTGAACGATCCATACTTCGGCGCGTCAGCCATTGTCGGGCTCTATGCGGTGAGAGAGGGACGCGGGAATCAGGACCACATCGCCACGTCGTCGCGCGGCGTGCGAGCCTTCGCGAACTGTTCGAGCCGTTCGAGGCGACGCTCGACGTCGGCCGCCGTAATCTCTTTCGTGTCCGTCACGATCCACGCGATGAACGCGGCGACGAAGCAAGCGTAGAGCGTTCCCGCGACGCCATAGAGCCATCCGGGCGCGTGGAAGTGATCCAGCGCCAGCCACCAGACGAGCGCCATGTTCAGATACAAACTCGGCCGTGAGGCGCCGCCGAAATAGGTCTTGCACGCTTTCGTGTCGCTCATGTCAGGTCTCACGGGTCGATGTTGCGAGCGTCATGCGTTGTGATAGTTCGATCGCGTGGACGCGCGCGTCGGCGGCGAGCGAATACACTCCATCAAGCGGAACGAACGCGGTTAGCGCAGGAACGATGGTCAGCCGATGCCTCGTGAATCCACCCGCCGCCAGAATTAGATCGTCGACACCATCGTGATCAGAGAGGGCGCAGCGCACGATGATGGGCACGAATACCTCCGTCGCGTGCGGCTCACACCACACCGCAAGTCGGGTCAGCGGCTCATCAAACTTGGCGAAATCGTTGTAGGCCATTGGGTCAGGTCTCATGGGTCTCTAGAGAGTGGCGCGGCAATTCGCGTAAGCAGGTCTCGAGGTAGCGCGGGCGCTTTCGGGTCGGGGCGCGGTTGGCGTTCGAGAGTCGGTGACACGTTACACAGCGGCCCGACCGTCCGCATTTCCGGGTGTTTTCGGGCGTGTCGGGATGACCGCAGCGGAAGGCTCTAGGCTGCATCGCGGTCATGTCGTTCACCAACGACTCGTACGCGGCGACAGCGCTCATCGAATCACCGCCCGCGCTAGCAACATCAGCGTGAGCACGAATCCGATCGCGGTCCCGATCCCTGCGAGAATCGTCATCCGCGCGGAGAAGCGGACGGCGGCGCTCGCGCCGAAGAACGCCTGACCCCAGAGCCACCGCATCTCCGCGACGACTCGCTTGAGAATCGTCATCGGTCAGCCTTCGCACGTTCAGCGCGTGAGACCGCGTCCGCCCACGTCGCTGTACTCTCGTCGCTCGATCGGAGCGGGAGGTCGGGGCGGTAGCTCGCGTCGTGCGCATTGCGTGGATGCGCGATGGCGCCGCCGACTTCGGCCTGAACGCCGCAGATTGAGCAGACGAAGATGCCGGGGCGCGGGAAGGCGTACGTGCAGGCCGGTGTCTGAATCACCTCCGTCACGGCGACGAAGTAGTGCTGATGCTGGTCGCTCATCGCTCAGCCTCCAGCAGCATCGCGCGCAGCTCGTTCCGGAGAATCGCGCGCTCTTTCGTGGTCTCGCTCAGAGCTGAATCGCCGCGCACAACGACGGCTTCGCATGCTCGCTGGAACGCGGCCAAGAGGAAATCCACTCGTTCCCGTCGAGTCATCGCTTCCGCCCTCCCTTCGCCTTGAGCGCGGCCTTGAGTTCCGCGACCTCCGCAGTCAGCGCCCGAATGTCGACCTCGCGCCAATCGGCCACGGTGCGCAGCTGCTCGTGCGAGAGCGCGATCGCGAGGAATCGCTCTTTGAGATCCGAGCCGGCGAGCGGGTAGCGCTGCGCGGACGCGACCCAGAGCGCGACGTCGGCGGGCGAGATGATCGTGGTGGACAAAGGCGAGACGATCGTGGATTGGCTCATGGGAACATCGCTCGCATCATCTCGACATGGCTGTAAAGCGCGCCGAGAAGCGCGCACAGATCGGCCAGCTGCGCATGCGCTGCGCCGTGATCTCGTAGCCGAGAATCCCCATCTCGACGGCGCGATCTGCGTGCGCGTCAGAAGCGCGGCGGAACATGTCGGACGGCGACGGCGAGACCAGCGTGACTTCGGTAACCGTGCCGGAGCCGCTCAGCTCTGTTTGGGTCATCGGCGCCCCGGCAGCAATCGCATCGGCGTGACGTCGTACGCGGGCACCATGCGCCGGTAGTCGTCGATTCCCCGCAAGACGCGCTTGCCCTGCTTCTCCGCCCGTTCGCGCTCAACGCGATATGCCGTGATCGCGGCCCGGCGTTTCGGATCGTCGAGCCGTGCGCGACGTTCGGCTTCGGCGCGCAGCTCGCGTTCGGCCATCTCGCGTCGGCGCTGCTGTCGTTCGAGGCAGAGGACTTCGGACTGGCTCGGCATTTATGCGTTCTCCGTCGGCGCGCCGGGATGCGGCATTGGCCGATGGCTCGGGTAATTGGCGTACTTGTCGAACGTCTCGCGTTGTTCAGTCGCGCGCTTCGCCGCCTTTCGGCGCGCGGCTTCGTTCTGCGCGATGCGTCGCTCGTGGCGAGCCTGGAGCGCCATCTGCGTGATCGCCTTGCCTTTCTTGACGCCGGCACGTCGTCGGGATCGTGGCATCAGCCGAAAGCCTCGGGAGAGTGAAATTCGGAGGGGAACGCGGGAGTAATCGCCAGCAAATCGGTCAACCGCTGTGCACCCAGATGTGCCGCTAAGTCGTCCGAGACGCCGACGACTGCGAACGTCCCGTGACAGGACAGGGCCTCGACGTGGTTCTTGAGCCGGACCAGTTCAGCCAGTCCTCGCCTAGTGCACTCGCGAACGGCGCTGCAGTCGAGCACGAGGTCGGTCATGCCTGCCGCGCCCCACTCGGCGGCGAAGAGATCCAAGCGGTGCACATGGGCCTCGTCGAGCGCGCAGTCGAGAGTGATGACCAACGTCTTCCGGGCGTCTCGAGTCATCGGCTGTTCGGTGACTGAGGCCCAGGACGGGGCGAAGAAGCGGACCGAGAAGAGGCGCTCGGCGGGGGTGATCTGACGTGGCTGGAAGCGGGTCATCTGCTGGTTCCCGCGCCGGAGATGGTTCCGACCCTCACACCCCTAAAGGGGTGTGTAGGGGATCGGGAACCACTTTCTGGCGAAGTGGTTCCGAAGTGGTTCCGGTGTGGTTCCGGCCTGATACGACAGGCACTTAGCGTTGGAGGACTCACAAGAACGCCGCCGCCGGCGCAAATGAGGGCAGTCTGAGGCGCGCGAGCCGGCTGTTTCCGTCGTTGACGAGGAGGCCGCTGGCGATCATGTGCGTGATGCGAGTCAGCGTCTGCTGGCGTTGCTCGCCGACGGCTTCGGCGACGTCATTGGCTGAGCAGCCGGGTCGGTCGCGCACGATCGCTTGGATGCGTTGATCGATCGGCGCTTTTTGCGGGCCGGATGGGTCGACGAGCGTGTACTCGTGGCCATCGTATCGGAAATCCACTCCGCGAGCGGGAACACGGCCAACGGGACGCACGCGGCGTCGCGATGGGTCGGTGGTCGCGAACTCGTCGGGCGGATACACTTCCGCGATGATGTCGACCGCGCCTCCAATGGCGGACGAATCGCGGTACTTCCCGTCGGCTTTCCTGGCGTGGTGAATCACGATGAGCGCCACGGCTGTCGTGTGCGACAGGTCGGTGAGGCCCTGCACCACGTTCTGCGTCTGCGTTGCGTTGTTCGCGCTCTCGACGAGCCCCGCGGAATACGCCACAAGGCTGTCGACGATCACGAGGCTCGAGCGCACGGCCTCGATGTGCTGGCGAATCTCCGCCAGCCGATCCTCCGGCTCGCCGAGGAACCGGTCCACCAGATACACGCGTTCGGGCTCGGCGCCGAAGTCTTTGAGTCGACGCGCCGTGTCTCCGATGAACTCCTCGAGGCCAACGATCAGGACCGTTCCGAGCGTGCACGGCTCGCCGAGGAAATCCCCACCGTTCGAAACCTGCGCGGCCACGAAGCCGGTGAGCGTGGACTTCCCCGACTTCTCGCGCGCCGCGAGCAACGTCGATCGCGAGGCCCACGCGAGGTACGGAACCACCGGCGCCGGCGGTCGCATCATCTCGGCGTCCTGCCAGATCTCGTCTAAGCGCCAACGCGTGCGCTTCGAAGGATCCGGCACCCAGAAGCGCGTCGCGCCGATCAACTCTTCGAGCGAGTCGAAGTCGCCACCGGCCTCGAGCCAGTCGGAGACGTCGCCCTTCGGCGGGAGGTTCGGCAGGCCGACGATCTTGACGTGACAATTCGCCGCGGTAAGCGATGCCGCTACCTGCTCGGCGTGCGAACGGCCCGCGTCGTCGTTGTCGGGCAGGATGACGACCTCGGACCCTGCGAGCGTCTTCGAATAGTGCTCGCGCCATTTCCCCGCGCCCATCGGGTTCGTCGTCGCCGGATAGCCGTAGCCGGCGAGCGCGTCTGCGTCCTTCTCGCCCTCGACCACGAAGACGCGTTTGCCGAGGGCGACAGCTTCAGCGACTTCCGGCAGGCGATACAGAACGGTCGTGACGCCATTGAGATTCCACGTCCACTCGCCGGCGCCATTGCGGCGACGCTGCGAAAACTTCTTTGGTTCGAAGCGACAGGACTGAAACGCCAGCGAGCCGTCGAGGTTGGAGTAGTCGTACGTGGCCACCAAGCGCGCGCGCGTCTCGACGCCTTGCGCCTTCTCGGCGACAGGCGACGCAGGCTTCGCGGCGCCGACGAACAGCTCGGCCATCGTCAGGCCGAGCGCGGCGACGACCGCGCGCGAGTCGCACCCCGCGTGGCATTTCATCAGCACGCGCCGATCGGTGCCGATCGTGAGCGATAGCGATCGCTGCCGATCGTCATGTGATGGACACAACGCCATCCACCGTTCGTGGCCGGCCGGCTTGACGCCGTCCAGTTTCTCCAATACGCGATCGATCGCCGACTCGGCGACGGCCGGGAGCGGCATGCCGGGCTAGTCTGGAATGAGAAAGTGGAGGGCATGGACATTCGGGAATTCGGGCAGCGGCGACGAGACGATCGACGCGACATAGTGGTCGCCATCGTGTGCGCCGCAGCATTGGCACCTGAACGACTCGTCGCTATCGCAGAACCACCAACCGCGGCATTGCGTGCAGGCGAACAGCTCGACGCGCGACGGCGCCGTCGCCAGCACCACGTCGATCGGCGCGTCGACGTCAATCAGGCGACGACGCCAGCCGCGAAACACGCCCCCCGGCTCGCACGTTACGAGCGGTATGTCGGGGCACCACTCGCCCGTGTAGGTGCGCCGCGGCGTGTGTTTGAGCAGCGCGTTGAACTTGACGAAATCGCGACGCTCGAAGACGCCCTTCACCTCGACATACTGGCGCGACTTGGGCAGGTAGAAATCGGGCAGGTAGAACACGTCGCCGAAGTACCGGCCCTTGCGCTCGTATTCCCAAACGACGTCGAGCGTGTCGAACGCGCGCGCCCAATCCGCCTCGAGCTTTGACCGGAAGGTCAGGCCGTTGTAATCGGTCGGAATCGACCGTCGGCCATCGACTTGCCTCGATGGGTCGTTCGCGGGATTGCTGCCGTAGGCGCTCATTTGACGCCCGGCTCGCCGACGTGAGTTACTCCGACGTCCGGGCTTTCAACTGCCTGGACGTCTTCCGGCTCGCAGACGATCCGCCGTCCGCTCGACGCGATTTCGACGACGATGGCCGAGTCGTCGGTGACGTACGCGATGACCGTCCCGAGCTCGCCAGCGGTGCCCGGAATGCCGGCCGAGGCACGCACCCGAACGCGCGCGCCGAGCACTGGACGCGGGGCGCTCACGCCACGCCTCCACCGATGACCGCGGAGGGCAGGGAACTCGCGCAGTTACGCGCCAGCATCGCGCGACCGCGATAACCGTCAGCTAGACGGGTTGTAGTCGCAGACTGACACGCCGCGGACCCTGGAGACGTCGCGATGCAGCGTGGATGCCGTAGCGACACTGGCGCTGGCGCCATCGCGACAGCACGGCGACAGGCGTATAAGATGTAATTCGTCTTTAATCGCGACAGTTGCATGATAGTTTACTGATAGCAGTTGATAGTGGCGTCACTGTCGCTGTCGTCATACGGGGAGTCATGCCGCCCGCCCCCGAGAACGCGCGTATTCGGCCTCGCAGAACCGACAATGGGGCATCGTTTTCACCAGCGCCTCACTGAGCGCGAACCGGAGTGGAATCGGTGGAATGACGTCGCCGCAGGTTGTGTAGCCCTTCTCGCCGACGCGGTGCACCGCGGAGATGGCATCGGTGAGCCGGGACGTGTGTTGGACGATCGCCCAGGCGACGAACTGGCCGTACTCGAGGGGCACGAGTTCCATCGCTTCGCGGTCTCTGGTGGCCTGTTCAGCCGCGGCGAGTTCTATTTCTCGCATGCCGGGGATGTCGAGGGCGCTCATGCTACCGTCCCTCCTCTGGGGCTTCGGCGCGCACGCTACACGCCAATAGGGCCGCGCGCGTTTCCAATAACAGAGATCTACTCACAACACACGTCGAGTCGGCGGGGTGGTGTGCAATCATTGCCGCGATGCGCATGGCGAGACCATGAAGATGAGAGTCCCAGGTGCTCATGGCTGCCTCTCAGGGGTGCCGCCCGCCGAACGGAAGTAGTTGGTTATGAGTTTCATCGTGTCCTCGGCCAACGCCTTTTCTTTCTTCGTCACTTTCTCGCGCGGCATGTAGAACGTGACCACGCCGTCACCGTTGTTGGCGCTCACCGTGACGTCGCCCGGCCGCGTTCGCGGCAACTTTCCCAAGTCAGCCATTGGGTCTCTCAGGGGGACTGCGACTGGTCCCCTCATCGTTCCTCCTTTCCGGAATGCGGCGCGACGGGGAGCGGAGAGAGTTCGGACGCGAGGACGGGAGCGTTAGAACCGTCGTCGAACGTGACCCACCATGACGATGCCACGCCGCCATCGGTGACGACGCAATCCTCGCCGCTGTGCCGCGCGATGCGATCGGATTCGTACCGTGGGTCGAACGTGAATCGCGCTCTTGCTCCCACGGAGGGGAACTCGGGGGACTGGTTAGCGGACATGGGCGGGCTCCGTTGGCGCTTCTTCTTGCGTGTCGAGATCATCGGCGGGAGGCTGGTAGAGACCAACAGCGCGCTGCATATCGTAGAGCGTCGCGGCGGTTTGTTCGTCGCGCCATTCTTTCCACGAGTGGTCGCGAAGCAGGTGGTAGAGCCAGCGCGGGTGTTCGGGCTTCGGGTCGAATGGAAGCGGGCCATCTTCCAGTTGAAACTCTTTCCCGTCTTCGTCTTCATCCCACCACGCCGCGCATCGTTCGCAGCCGTGATAACGCAGATGCTCGGCGCAGAAATACAGGCCGCAGCCCTCGTCACCGCCGCACGGTTGCTCGTTGCAGCAGACATGCGCGAGGCCGCGATCTATCTGCGCGTCGCATCCCGGATGATCGCAATAGCACGGCACCATGTAGCCCACCCATCGCCCGTGCTGATCGGGTCCACCAAGTCCCCAGCCCATTAGCCGATCCTCTTGTCGCGCGGGGCGGACGGGAAGTCCCGAGGGGGCTCAGCGCGGCGTTTCTGCTCGGCTTGAATCGCGTCGATGTGCGCCCGGATCGCGTGCCGCAGGGCTGCGATTTCGTGGCTCATCCATTGGAGGAGCGCATCGTCGGGCATCATCCGCTGCATCTGGCGAGCGCCCCAGCTTTCCCCAAGTGCAACCATCGCGACAGATCCGCGCTGTACAATGCCCGTGCATTCGGAACACGTCGCGCTCGGACCAAGCGCATCACACGCCCCATATTCCGCATGCGGGCGCGGGGCGGATGGGATGTCCCGAGGGGGCTCAGATACGTCAGGCATTCGCGGGCGCGACTTCCAGTGTGACGTACACTTCCGCGCCGACTGGCAATGATTTGAGCGCCGCGTCGTTGATCGTCGAGAACTCGATTTGTCCACCGGGCGTGTATGTGTAGAACTCTTTGTTCTCGTCGCTGCCGCTCATGACTGGAACGAGCCGGACGGAGCCGATCAGCCCCATGCCGAACGAGTTTCTTTGTTGCTTCTGCTCGACGACGGTGAACTTGAGTTTGATGGCCATTGTCGATGATCCTCAGAGTGGGTTATTGCTGCCGGGAAGCTCGCCCGGAGCGGGATACAGCTTCTTCAAGAAGTCCCAACGGCGCTCATCAGCGGCATGTTGCTCGCGCTTTCGATCAGCGATGTCCGACTTGAAGTCGCGACAATCGCAACGCGTCGTGTAGGCTATCCCGATAACGCCCTCAGACGTGACGCCGGAGTGAGAGACGAAACACCGAACCGCCCCCGCCTCCGTTCTGACATGCGCTTCTAGCGAGTGCTCGCAACCGGCACACGTAACGTCGCGGTCCCGAGGGGGCTCAGCGGCGCTCATTTCGGCTCTCGTGGGGCGCGCGTTAGCGTGAATCCGAGCCGCTCAAGTCGGCGTGCGTTCTGTTCGCGGCAGTCGGAGCAGTCGGGATAACTCATCCCACGGACACCGTCTGCGCGCCGGTAGTGCAGCGATGCGACGTCGCGCGACTGGCGACCGCATGAGTAGCAGCGCGGCCATCCGCTGTCGTGTACAATCACGCCGCGCTCATCAGCTATTACGTTCGGTGAGTTCATCGGTCCCTCACGAACCTGAGAGCATCCGTCAACGAGTCGCGGCGTAGGTCGGCCACACGCTTCGGCGAGAGCACGGGTGCTGCTCCTCGCCCCTCGGAGGACGGGCTATCTGACATCGGAGGGCTCCGAAATCGGCGCGGGGCGATAGCCGGTGCATCTGAATATCCCGCGATGGCAAACGCAATCGCAGTAGTCAGTGAGCCCTAGGCGCTCGGCGCACGTTGGCGAGTCCCACGCCGGACAAATCGCGGGGCGCGGGGCGGATGGGATGTCCCGAGGGGGCTCAGCGGCGTGTCTTGGGGTGCCCGAGGAGTCGCTCATTTCGGCTCTCGGGCGGCGGCGGCCAGTTGTTGCTTCGCGCCACTCTCGCGCAGAAACGCGACGGCGGCAGTTACGACATCCCCGGGCGTTCGGCCGCGAAACTGCATAGGGACTGCATTGCCGGTGCAAGGCTTCCAGCCCTCTCTCATATGCCACCAATGCGCCGGAACATCGGGCAGCACAAGCCGCCACAGCGTTTCCCACGTCTCAGAGGCGCGGCCATGCGGCTCAAACCCATTCTCGCATGTGAGGGCGAACGCCACGCCGTCAAACGCGCCGCGATTCAGCAACCGCTCAAGAACTTGTAACTCCGATGTCATGCTCATTTCGGCTCTCGTGGGGCGGCAACGCGTAGGGTCTCGGCCTCCCGCGCCAATGCGTCGTAGTCCAATGCTTGTGAGTCGAGCGCGCGGCGCACAGATGCCTCTTCTTCGTTCGCGTCGCTGGCTGCTTGTTCCGCCTCGTCGAGCTGCTTGCGTAGGGTCTCGGCCTCCTGACGCGCGGCCAAAAGTTCGTCATTCCGCGAATCGGAGGGGCGCACTAGAAACGCCTCCTCCTGCTCAGCGTCGTCGAGTTGCTGCCGGAGCGCGGAGACCTGAGTACGCGCGCGGCGTAGTTCGTTGACGAGGACGCGCGTGTTGATGCTGCCAACAGACCGCGCCCCGCCACGATTCAGCGCAGCCTCAATGGCGTCCAACTCGGCGAAGGTCAGCCCGTCAGGTTCATTCGGTGCGCCTCCCGAGGGCGCTTCCAGTTCTTTGATGCGCTGCCGGAGCGCGGAGACGGCGGCCCACGATTCCCGCACCTCTGCAACGAGCAGCCTTACATGACCCGGCACGCCGAAAAGCGGGTCCTTGTCGAGCCACCACGCTTCGATCTTTGCGAGATCATCGGGAGTCAGCCGTCGATCCTCGTCCCATACGCCTCCCGAGGAGCGCGGCAAGACCTCGGCGGCGGCTTCCGTCTGAAAGAAACTCTGCGCGGCGGCGCACGGAGTAGCCGCGAGTTCAGCGTGAACGGGGCAGAGACGCATCTCTTGGTCAGGATCTTCCGGTCCGTACGGCGTGTGGCAATCCGGGCAAACGATCGCCGCCTCGATCGGATCGTCGAGACCGCACACTGTGCAATGATTGCCAGGCCAGCCCAGCGCCCATTTGTGCTCAGCCATTCTTCACCGCATGAGGCTGTGATGGCGGGTCACGGAAGAACACGGTCACCCGACGAAAGCCGAGTTTCTTGAGAATGCGCGGGCCCGGCTCTGTCCGACCGCGGAGAACGTCGCTCAAAAACGGGGCGCTGACACCGAGCCCCTTCGCTGCCATCCGCAACGACGGCGCATGGCACTCGATGTGTTCGCGGAGCACGGCGAGGACCGATTCCCGACCAGCGATGATGTCAGACTCGTATTTCATTTTTGACACGTCTCCAAACGCGACGCGGCATCGTTAGACATATTCGCAGTCTCTTTGACGGGCGCGGGCGAGTACTGGTATCTGGCGCGCAGAATGCGACGCATGAGACATTTGGGATTCACACAATTCGCCCAGTGCTTCGACGTGACGCGCGTCGGTCCGCTACAGCGCGGGCATTTCGTGGCTGGCCTAGCCATTTTGGTTCCCCTCCGGGACGGCGGCGCGCGGCAGACGTGAGTCGAGGACGAGCAATACGAACACGACGATTGCCGCGACATAGATCACCCACGTGTACCCGTCGTGCCTCGCTGTCGCCATGCCTGCCGCGAAACAGATCATGCCGAAGCCGACGAGGCGGACGAGTATTTCAGTCATTTCTTGTCTCTCTTGGGACGGCGGCAGGGGGAGTCGCGGCCAGATGAACTTGCCAAGCCTTCCGTGTCCTTCAGGGGCTCGCTCATGGCTGCACACGGCCGAACTGCTTCTCTAGTTCTCCGTTCCGTTCGGAGAGACGGGAGAGCTCGGCGCGGAGCGATTCGCAGGTGTCGAGTGCGAGGAGAATGTTGGAGCGAATCCCATCGTAATAATCACCGACTGGCGTCCCCGACTTCGAGGTGAAATGCGAGACCTGCCAACGCACTTCGGCCACCTCATCAGCGGATAGCACGCGCGATGCGGTTGAGACAGAGGACGCGGGACGCGGCGTTGCGTTTGGGATACCAAGGGCGTGCTCGCCATCGTGGCCCTCGTCGCGAATACAGCGATGGCCGGCGAGCGCATGGCCGCATTGAGATTTGATTCCGGCGCTCACGGTTCCCCCTGGATCACGGCGCGACGGCAACGCTTACAATTGCGATACTGGTCTAGCCATCGACGCACGTTGCAATGCTGGCACAGATCGAGAATCCGCGCCCACTTCTTTCGGCCGGGACGCCCGGCGTGCTTTCGCATTCTGCTCATTGGTCCCCCTGGATCACGGAGACGGCGCCAGACTGGTAGGACAGCCATGCGGCTTCGGTCACCGCCGCCGCCTTTTCTAGATTGATGCCGACGGTAATCGAGAATGTCCGCGCGCCCATGAAATGCAATTCCTCGTGGCACTCGTGGCAGAGCGGGATGATGAATCGCGCGTCTGCCTTCCGCCCCTTGCCGCCACTCTTGATGTGCGCGTTCTCGGAATTGCCGATGCCGTAGGCACACCCCATGCAGGGCAGTGACGCGACCCAATCACACCGCTCAGGCGAGCCGTACGCCCGCTTCCAGTTCGCTGAGTAGCGCCGTGCATTCCGCCGTTTGACGGGCTTCCGCGGCGACTTCTCACGCTTGGCTGGTTTCGGCACGGGATGGATCACGCGGCACCAGGGGTCAGGCGTGCTTCGGCCGCGAGTAGCATGGCATCGCTCTGGCGCATCCGAAGCCGCCAGTCGATCTCGTTCAGCTTCTCCTCAAGCTCAACCCACTCGGCGCGATCCCGGACGTCCTTCGTGAGTGCGGCGATGTACTCAGCGTCAGCTCGCGTCTCGGCATCGACCATCGGCTCGGTCACCTTCTTGCCTTCGACCGTCAGACGGGCGCGAACGGCGATGGCGACACGCGCCTCATCGAGCTTGAACATCCGTTCGCCCATGTAGCCGTTGCCGCCGTAGAGCGCGCGGTACGGTGCGACGCGTTCGGTGATTTCCGCGCGACGGGCGAGCAGTTCGTCGGACGATGGTAGGGCGTCGATGATCGTGAAGTCAGGCATCTTCGGTCTCCACATTGTCCCACTCGCTGTCGTCCGACTCGCTCGGATCAAGGGCGCGATTCGCCAGCACGTTGCCGATCGCTTCCGCAAGGTCCGTCTTGCCCTTCTCGCGGCACCACTTCAGCGCCGACTCTAGGTCCTCGGTGACGATCTCGCCGAGCTTCGTGCCCTTATTCCGGCCGAATGGCATCACCTTCTCAGCATCGTTCTTCGGCGATCCGTTGCGAGACTCGCCGCCGTAGGACTTTCGGCTGCCGATTTCTTCGGCCGAGACTTCGCCCATGGCGATCAGGTTGGACACGGCGCGATTCGAGGCGCGCGTCATGGCCGTGGCGATCGCGTCGGCAATCGTGATGACTCGCCGGCCGGTCGCCTCGTCCGAGCTACACGCGGCCACGTCCGCCCACGACTGGCCCCACGGTGCGACGGCTCGCGCTCGGGCATAGGCGATGAATCCGTCAGGCGTTGACTCGATACGGCTATCGGCCAGTTCGCACTCGACGCTGATCCCGAAGTGACGGGCCAGCTTCCGCCATGCGCTTTTCTTCTTGAACTCCCGGTTTCCGTCCTTCTGCACATCGTTCGGCCCGATGAGCGCGTGGCACGCCTTGTCGTAGGCCGCGGCGAGCTGCTGTTGCTGGCTGAGCGATTCGCCGCTCGTAATGGACGCGAGATAGCTCGCCATGTCGGCGCGCACGACCGCAGTCCCTGGTTCCCGAAGATCAGTCGTCATGCTGCCGCGTCCTGTTTCGTTTCGAGGGATGGCAAAGCACCAACTGCGAGCTCGCCGTATGACTCACGGACCCGCTGTGCTAAGGCCCGCATCGTGTCGATGTCTGCTGCTGTCACTGGACCACGCGGCTTCGACCCTTCGACGCGCGTGGCTTCCGTGCCGATCTTCGCGAATGGGTCAGTCTTTGAGTAGCTCGGCACTGTCACGAACCGCTCGCCGTTCCAGACCGAGTGAAAACAGACGTTATTCTCTTGGCCGGCCCCGAAGCGAACGAAGCGTTCGTAGATGCCTTCGCGTGGTTCGCCGCGGGTCATCGGAGATCCCCGGTGAGTTCCAGCCCGTAGGTATCGCCCTTCGCATCCACCACGCCCTTCAACGCGACCTGGAAGCCAAGGGTGCGATACTCCTCTGCGACCTTGACGATTTCACCCACGGTCCAGGACGGGGCGACGAAGTAGAGATGCAACTGATGCTGTTCCATCAGGACTTGCCGTTCGCCTCGGAGATGCTCGGCGAGGATACGCGCGTCGCGCTTGTTCTCGGCCTCAACCACGCCGAGCGGGAGAGTGTGATTCATCTGGCCAAGTGCCCCCGGCCGCTTTCTCGCATGGCGTCGCGGTAGGAGTCGCTGTCCTCGATCCCAGGGCCTTCCTCGGCTGCTGAATCGTCCGTCCGGTCCATGTCCTGGGCGCACTCGAGACACAGGTCCGAGCCTTTCGCTTGCGGATTGCGCGGCGTGCCGACTTGGACACCGCACCGTGGACACATCTTGTGGTATGGCATTATCCTTCCCTCGTTGGTTGCGAAGCGCCGCTTCCTTTGCCGGGGTGGCGCTTCGTGTGTCTAGCCTCGCTGCTTCACCCGCTGCGACATCGGCAGCACCTTGTTCACTACATCGAGGGCCCGTCGGCGACGTTCGGCCTCAAGGTCGGCTTCGTTTCGCCGCACCGCCTCATCGCTCCGATGTGCTGCCATCCACTGATCGAGATACCACAACGCGGTCAGGCCGAGCGTGATGACGATCAGGACGATGAGACCGATGCCGAGCCAATAGCCGAAGAACGGAGCATTCATGGTCAGCGCCCTCGGTTGTATTCGTCCGAGTAGGCGCGCAGCTCGCGGGCAATCTTGTCGTCCTCACGGCGCCGGTGGCGATCACCGCACCACATCGCGGCGAAGTAGATCAATGCTGCGAATGCAATCGCGAGGAGGATCATGACTGCCCCCGCTTGCGAAATGCCTGAAACGCTTTGGCGCTTGCCGAGATAGGAGACGGCTGTGACTGTCGGGGGCGCATTTATGCAACCTCGCCAGTGGGTGTGCCGAAGTACTTGCCGATCAGGGAGTCGATGGCGGCGTTTAGTTCGGGGCCACCCTGTCGCTCGCCGTTCAGGACTTCGTTGATATGCTGGTGGCTGACCGGGTACACCTCGGTTCGCCAGTACGACAGCGTCCAGCCAGCGAGGTCCAAGGCGGCGCTAAAGCGTTGCTTGCGTGATGGTTCCGTGGTGGGTAGAGTCATCTACGGCTCACTGTGGCGGTTATCACGGTGAGCAGTATGCTTGCGAAAGTCGCAAGCGTCAAGTCGCAAATCGCCTTTCGGAGAAAGGTTTACAAAGTGTCCGCGAAAGGTGTCACTCGGGCCGACGTGCTGGTGCGGCTCGCCGAGCGAGGCGGGCGAGTCCGTCAGGTCCGTGAGGCGATGGGGCTGACGGGGGCAGCATTCGCGATCGAGTTGTCGCGGCTGCTCAAGACGCTAGGCACGCCAGGGAAATACGACGAAGCCAAGGTCTCGAAAATCGAGGGCGGTACGAGAAAGTTGACGGCGGAAGAGGCGGCCGTAATCGCCTCTATCGACCCAGAGGAACGACCCGTCGCCTGGCTGGTGTTCGGGGACGTCTCGCGAAAGATGGACGCCAGGACGTGGCGCCAGACGGCCTAGACGATGCGAATGTCCGGGACGGGGTCCGCAGCGTTCAGCCGGTCGAGCAGCACGTTCGCGGCATCGATCCGGCTAGCGCCATGCGGAACAACGATTGGCGCCTCATTGGATCGTCCATTGCGGCGCACGGCGACAAGCACGAGTTCGCCATCTGGGCCAAGATAGGGTGCCTGCCACACGCCGCGCTTTAGTAGTCCAGCGCGCCTTCGGTCGTTCCGGTTCTGCATCGGTGCTGTGCTCGCTCGCCTTCGGGTGGTTTCGGTTAGTGATTGGGGTCACACGAAATAATCATCCGCAGATCAGACGTCAAGAAAGATTCACACTATGAGAACTTCTAATATTTCAATGGTCGCGTTCGCTGTTCTCGGCCCACCAAGACGCTAGGTAATGCGCCGCTTGAGGTCAGCGATTACCGGCGCCGAAGCCATCAGCGCAGACTCGCAACGGTTGTTACGTCATCGGCCATGAAAATTCTCGGTTAGTTGAGCCTCGCGGAATCGCCCGCGCAGATCGCCGACAATCGGCGTCACGGCATCCAACGCCGCGTCGAACGTCGCGTGGCATTCGCCGGTCCATTTCGGAAACGGCCCGCCGTCGAATCGCGCGACGTGCCAGCACGGCGTGTCGGTATGGAGCACGCGTTCGATCTGGAATCCGTGGCGGGCGCCCTTGGGATGTGGCATCGCTAGATCGCAGAGAGGAGGAGCGCGCGACGGCTTGGACTACGACTCTGTTGATGGCCTCGCCGCATTGGCCCCAAGGCGCACGCACCATGTCGGCGAGTCAACGTCGCGCGTGTGGCCACGTCGTCGGAGCACTGCATCACGGCCGACAGACGCCGCTCGACGAGCAGTTGCCACGGATCTCGGCGGGCGGCCAGCGTCTCGACGTCGAGGCGATATTGCGGCGGGAATGGGTGGAAGCGCTGCGCTAACGCCGCCCGGTCGAGAATGTCGCCGGCAAACGCACCGCGTTTCCCGAAGAGATCCATCACCGTGAGCGGCGGCGCGTTGCCGGTCATCGCGTCAACCTCGAGACACTCGAGACCCCGGCGCTGTCGATCACGCGGAGCATGAGCGTCGTCGCGGCGCCCTTGACGCCCGACGCGTCAAACGGCGTGATCGTCAGGACATGCGAGCCCACAGAGAACGTGCCGGCCGGACAGGTCGCCCAATCGCCGCAGAGCGCGTACGGCGCGGTCGCTTCCGAATGCGTGAACGCGTCGAGTTGAAAATCCAGGCGGCTCGCGACGCCCATCACGGTCGCGCCGATGTTCACGTCGCGCGTCGGCAGCGTGGCCAGGTTGATCGTCGTCCCATTGGAGAGCCCGGCCAGGAACACACCGTCCGGGTTGCTATTCAGCGTAATCGAGGCGACGGACGTCGTTGGCGGTGGCGCGTTACACTGTGCTGGCCGCGAGGCGACCGTCGAATCGTAGGCGCCGCCGGCGAGGGCAAGGGCGGTATCGCAGGCGTTCGTGAGCGTCGCGAGTGGGACGGGGAGTGAGAGAGCCAGCGTGTCGCCGAGTGTGGCATTCGCGGGCGCAACCTTCCCGTGATACGCCCGCAGAAAGACGTGAAATCCGCGCGGGCCGCCGCACGACAAGGCGACGAGCTGGGAGTTCCCGATGGCCTTGAAGCACGCGCCCTCAGGGCCACTCCTGCTACTCGTGGTCATGGCGATCGTATCGCCCGGCTGCACCGTGAGGAACTGCGTTCCGCCGAGCGGCATAGACACCGGAGCGGGGCGGTTCACCGATGCTGAGGGCCGCGACGGCCTCCACGCGGCCGAGCCGACGAAGACGGCGGGTTCCAGCGCGGTCCCCACTGCGACCGCGCTGAAGGCCGTAATGACTGCGAGTGCGAGCTTCACGGAACGGGCGCTTCGCCGTCCGGCGCCGTGCTGACCGGCGTCTGCGTCCCGTCCGGCTGTGTCACCGTCACCGGCGGAGCCGTCGGCGTCAGCGCCGGGTCATCCGTCGTGGCGAGCGTCTTGAGCGCCGCCGCGGCACTCGTCATCGTCGTGAGTGCCGGCTGTACGTCGGCCAGCGTGATGGAGCTCTTGTTCCCGAAGAGATCCGTGATCGCGGTGACCGCTGCGGTGAGCGCGTCGCCGACGACGTTCGTCGCCTGGTTGACCGCATCGACGACGTCCTGCTCGTTCTTGTTCAACGCCATGAGCATATCCTCTCGAAGTTGTGTGAGCTGGTTCTTGATGTCGCTCTGACCAGCCAGCAGAGCGTCGTTCTGCGCCACAAGGACGCGGAGAAGTCCCTTGCGTGAGAGGTTCGTCGTATCGGTGGCCATCATTTCCCCTTAGCGAGTTCGTAGCCGCCGACCGCGCCGAGCACGAACGCGCCGATCGCGACGACTTTGCGCGAAGGGCAGGACACAAACGGCAGGAGTCGGCAGTCCTGACCAGCGTTCGACTTGGCGATGTCCTCGGCGGTGACGCGTGAGGCGAGCGCGGTGCGAAGGTCGTGGATCGTATTCGAGTCGGCTGCCATGCTGCTCGCCGCGATCGCGAGATTCCGCTCCGCCTTCGCGGCTTCGTCTACTTTCTCCGCGAGCGCGCGCCGGAGCTCGGCGCCAAGATCGACCACGAACTGCGGCACATCGTAGGGTCGCGGGTCGCCCTGGCGTTGGATCGTCGCGTACTTGGTCGTATCGGATTCTGGCTGCGCATCCCCGCCGAGGATCGTTTCGCCGCGCGGAGCTGCTGGCCGCGAGGAGTGGATCACCGTGATGGTCCCGAGATGCGCCAAGGCGTGCTGCGCGTCGGAATCCGCCTTCGCTTTTGCGACGCGCAGGCTCTTCATCGAATCAGCGAAGACGCCTTTCACCGAATCGCCGACGTGCTTCGAGACCTTGGCCGCGTCCTCGCTCACCTTCGCTTGCGCGTCAGCCGCGTGCTGTTTGTCTTGGGCGCTCTGATGCCTCGCCCCGTCGCAGCGGGCGAGCCAGAGGGAGAAGAGCGCGATCGCGCCAGCCGCGACGATGCGTGCCGCCGTGTTCTTGGCGAGGGCGGGCCAGTTGATCGGAATGGCCATCTAATGCTTGTGCAAGAGGATTTCGAGCGCGGCGATCGCAAGCCCGATTAGGACCGCGACCGCGCCGCGCCATCCATCCGGCGCGACGCCCATCCAATAGGGCGCGAGCATGAAGTGGACGGTGAGCCAGCACCACAGCGGCCAGAGGATGAACCGGCCGAGCAGGTCGAAGCGAATCGCGCGCGCCTGATAACTCAGCGTCCATTCGGTGTGCCCGGTGCCGAGCGCCCAGCCCTCGAACACGAGGAGCGCGAACATGAGATACATCCACGCGAGACCGGGATTGAACTTGGGCAGAGTGCTCGCGCCGGTCATACGATGGTCCTCTGCGGGGTAAGAGCGAACGGCAAACCGCCGAGCGCGTCGGGGACGACGAGATCGAGATCGGTATCAGGCGGAAGAGAGATTCCGGATGGAACATCCGCAGTTGCCATGGCGTGTTGACGCATACAGAAGCCGCGAGGCTGCGGGGACTGATCACCGTCGGCGTTGTACGCCGCCCAATACCGAGTGAATGGCAGCTCGCGATAGAAGTCGGGGCCGCTCAGCACAGAGTGCCACCCGATGTAGAGACCCGGCGCATATCCGGCATTCGCGAGCTGCAGATACCACGCGCGGCAGTAGCCGACGACGATCTTCGCATCGACGCCGAGTGCGACCCCTTCGAGGTCGCACCAGACAGTCATTCCGTTGGGGAGTCCGATGGCCTTGCATGAGTCGGCCGCCGTCTTCCCGAACTGCGCACCCTTCTCCTGCGATGGCGTCCACGAATTCGCCGACTCGACATACTGGACGACGCTCAGCGCGAGGTCTCCCGCAAGAATCGTTTCGACTTCGGCCGCTGTCAGGTCGTAGATGTGTCCCTTGTCGCGCCGGATGTAGCGGACGACAAAGTCGTAGCCCCGCTTTCTGAACGCCGCAACGGTCGCCGCGTCGAGCGCGGCGGTCGTATCGAAGCCTTTGGCGCCAGCGGGAAGCGGTGCTACGGTTGCGAGGTCGAGGGCGCTCACGGATGCACCTCGATGTTGTCGGCGTGTTCCACCGCCGCGACGATCGGCGCCTTATCATCATCCGGCTCGGTCGAACCGTCAGACTTCTTGCGGAGCGACAGGCCGAGCACGGTCGTTCCCGACAGCGCGCCGATCACCGTCGCGAAGATCCCCCCCATGCCCGTCGCGTCGTGGTAGACGGACGCGAAGTGGATGAACCCGACGACAAGAACCGCCGTGAGCCCCATTCCAATCCCGGCGAGAATACGCGCCATGCTCGCTTTCTTCTCGGCGACCGGATCATTGATCGCTGAGGCGACGAAGCCAATCGCGATGTCAAGTCGGCGCTGGAGCTCATCAGCGGTGGCCACCACGCCGCGGCTGGCGTAGCGCACGATGACGAGCAGCACGCTCGCACCGATCACGAGGGCGGCGAGATAGGCGACAATTCTCACCGTGGCTCTCCGGCTTGAAGAACGCGGCCCGGCTTCTGGTGCGCGCGCTCGATCGAGTCCACGGCCTGCCGGACGGCCTGTTGCTGCTTATCGCGAATCACGCGACGCAATGAGTCGGCCGTCAAATGATTCTCATACACGACGCGCTTGACGTAACGGGCATCGACCACGGCCACCGCTTTCTCCGCGACCCAGGCCACGCTCTTCACGACGGGCCAGGCGGCGACCAGCACGCTCACCGCGCCGATGATCCACGGGCGACGTGAGCGGCGGCGACGGTACGTCATGGGTCGTTCCGGCGCCGCCGTAGTGGCGCCTCCGTCGATACGTTCGCTTTCAGCGCGTCGACGAACGCACGCGCGAGTTCATGCGCGCCGCCGATCTTCGCGACTTCCGTCGACAAGTGATCGACCTTGCTATCAACGCGATCGAAGTTCTCGACGGCAACCTTGAGCGCGGCCAGCATCTCGCCATGCCCGGTGACCTTTTCGTTTGTGTCGCGCCCCTGCTGCAAGATGCTTCGCCCCATCAGCCCGATCAGAGCCAGGAAGGCCGCGAACACGGCCCCGAGAATCCAGAGGGTCAGATCGTTCGCGTTCACGACGCTGCCGGCGCAGTCTTGCGCTCGATGACGAGCCGGATCGACCCACCAGTCAGGAGTCGGCCAATCAGTAACGCCAGCGCGAGAAAGAAGTACGCGAGCGGCGTCCCGCCGACACGGGCGAAGGCTTCCAGGGCGAAGTAGATCGCGAGGACGAGAAAGTCGATCGGCTGCATGGGATCTCCCGGTTAGGGTCCGTTGCCGTACGAGGCCGCACAAATCCGCGAGCTTGCGAGTACAGTCGAACCCGAGAGGGCGATGACGGCGAACCCGATGTCGACGGCGAGTTGACGAGGCGTGGGCGGTGTGTGGAACGGCTCAATATCGATGCCGACCGTGAAATCGTACGAGGCCGTGAGCGCCGGGAGGCTCGCGATGAACTCGAACCCGGAGACGCCGCGCTGCACGAAGATCTTGAACGTGGCCGCCGCATCGCCGGTCCACGTCCACGAAAACGCGATGTGGTTCGTGGTGTAGTTCGGCGTCTGCAGCAGCGAGGAGAAGCCCTTGGGGACTGGGTTCGTCCCATCGCCCTCCTGAGGAATTGTGCCGTCGATCGTCACGGGTTGCCGCGCGTACCAACGCCAATAGGCGCTCGCCGGCTTGCCGCGGAGCGTGAACTGCGACCGGCTCTTGCCGCCGGCACCGCCGTCGAGCGTGTGCCGGTAGGCCACGACGGCATACTGCTCGTCCGTGTCCGAGTGGACGAGGTTCGCCGGGAGTTTGATGATGTCGTTCAGGTCGACCGGCCAGAGGTACGGCGTCTCCAAAATCGCGTCGGCCTCGGGCTCTGAGATGTCCCCCAAGATGTCGAGCGCGAGGATCTGCGCACTGGTCGAGTCTTGAATCGCCGAGTCGCTCGCCTCTTGAACGATCATTGACTTCCGGCCGTACCGCGCGACGGAATCGTCCGAGAAGACATTGACGGAGACTCGCGAGCCGTCCGGCCCATACCAGACCGTGATGTCGTTCCTGATATTCGTGCGGTCGATGCGGAATTGAGAAAAGTCGTAATAGCTCGCCGGCGGGATCGTCCAATCGGCCGTCGTCTTGTTGCGGCCGGGGTCGCGGAAGGTGAGCCGGAACGCGTTGTCGGCATCGCTCCATCGCATCCGAAGGTCCCAACCGATCGCGTCGGCGAGGCGCGTGAGGGCCGTGAGCGCGGACTCGACGTTCCACCGAAACTTGGAGAGGAAGGTGAGCGCGATCGGCGTCGCGTCGGGAATGACGAGCGGCAGTCGCACGTCCAGGTTGGCCGCGAGGAGAAGCGCGTCGAGGACGATCGCGATCGGGAGCGGCCCGATGAGGAAGCTGGCCCCGATGACGCCGGGCTGCGTGAACCACGCGTCTGCGAGCGAGCCGGCGAGGTCGCGACAGTCGATTTGGACGATGGGCTTCGCCCAATCGATCGTCTCGATATAGCCGTCGAAGATCGTGTGATAGTCCGAGTCGCCAGGAACAACGCCGAGGTCGACCGTCGCCACATCGATCGTAATGCGCCGGCCAGCGTCCAAGCTCGGGCCGACGCCGAGCGCCAAGTCTTCGCTGACGAATGGGATGACGTTGTAGGCGCTATTCGTGCGGAACGGAGCGATGCTCCGACCGCGGACTTCGCGCCAGAGTTTGACCGTTGCCGTGGCAACATTGTTGTCGATGCCGCCCGAATACTCGATCGAGTAGATCCAGTTGATCGAGTCCCGGTTGGAATAATCCCAAATGACTCCGGAGGGATCCTGAATGCGGACGCGAGCCGCGATGTTATAGCCAGCTCCCGTGAGAAGACGGGCAAGTTCTGCCGCGGCGATGAACCGCCCCGAACTCGGCGTGCCTGTGTGGCCGCCACCGGGGTCCGTGCCTGAGCCCCCCTCATTGATTAAGAGGGTGTTGAGGACTGAGGCGTTGAGGAGCACGGTCGGGGCGGACTAGATTCGGGCCATGCGGAAAAACGCGCTCTTTATCTGGTTCTGGCTGCTCATCGCGGCGCTAGCGGTTGTTTCGCTCGCGTCCATCTGGAACCGACAGACGGGCATGCCCTAGCGATTCCCCACCGGGAACAACTGACCCGCGGTTGGACCGCCCGCCGCCACGTTGCCGGCCGGCGGCAAAACTGGTTTCGGCGTCCGGACCGGCTCGCAGGGCGGTGGAAAGTTGGTCGGAGGGATGGCAGCATGCGGGACGGTCGCCTGAACGATTTGGTTGGCCATGATGGATGCCTAGTCGTAGAGCCACGCACTACGGTTGTTCGTGGTAACGCCGTTGGGATTCGTTACTAACGCGACCAAGAACGTCCGCGACACGCTGTAAATGCTCACCGTCATCGTGGTAACCACAGTCGAATCGGCCGACCCGACGGCGATGATCGCTGGGACCGGATTGAGACCGCCGGATTCCGTATAGAGAATCGGGCAGAAGACCATCGTATGCGAGCCAATGACGTTGGATGTGGCGTTGTTCGTCGCCATCGGAACCAGGGTAAGCGCCGCGGGCACCGTGCCGCTCGCCGGAAGCGTTTGGGAGAACCACGTCGGGCTGTTCGTGAAGCCGATCAGTTGAATGCCGGTCGTGGTATTCGCGCCTGTTGCATCCACGTCGACGTGGATCGACCACCCAGCCGCGTTCGACCCGTTGAGATCCGATGCCGGACCTCCGATGAGCATGAAGCGTCCAGTCGCGACGGCCATGTAGAGCGAGCGAGAACCCGAACTGCCGTTGGTCGCGACCTTCTGCTGCGTGCCGACTTGGCCGGTCAGCGTGCCAGACCCATTCACGCCCGAGCCGAGTTGGATCTTCCACATCGGGCCATTGTTCGACGCCGCGCGACCGAAATCAATTCGCAGATACCACGTCACGCCGCTGATCGTGGTTGTGTAAACGCGGAAGCATGCGGTCGCGTCGGCGGACGGCGCGGTTGCCGCGGCCGGGTCACCGTCTCCGGTCTGCGCGTCATAGGTCCATCCGCCGAGCCCTTGCAACTGTGTATCAACAGCGCCATGCAACGCTTGAAAGTTCGCGTTGACGGAGCAGTCCCATACGAGAACAAGGTTTGAATAGATGGCCACGGCTCAGGTCTCCAGCGGGAGGAAGTGGATCGTCACGGCCACGGTGCTCGTCGCCTGACTGAGATTCACGATTTCGTAATAGATCGACGACGCGGGCGAGCCATCGGCGTTGTAGAACCCGACACTCAGGCGTCTGAGGGATTGCGTATTCGCGCCCACGGTGCCGCTCTGGAACGACCATTCCGCGAGCATGCTGGTCGTGGTCGGGCAGGGCGTCCCGAGCGGCCGTGAGGCATCCGCAGTGCGATCGGCACTCGTTGCGTAGAGGCGGACCCGGCAGTCGCGGTCGACGCTGATCTCGCCCATCTCGCCCCACTTCGCCATTGTGACGGTGCCCGTCTCAGCGGCGTTGTTCGCGAGGCTCGCCGTCGTTTTCGTGACGCTCGAGCGGGCGATGCCACCACCTGTCGGCGCGGCATTTATCCAATGGCCCGAACCGTTATCGAACGTCAGGACGTCGCCGTCTGACGGTGACGGCACCACCACATCGGACAGGCCGTCCAGCGTGCTCGACACACCCCCCACCGCCGCATCAACGTACGTCTTGACCGCTTTTTGCGTCGGGATATTCGCGTCGCTATCCGCGGCGAGCGTTCCGTCCGTGTCCTTCGTGAGCAGTGTGGCCGTCCCACTGCCCGTGAACTCCGGAATCTTGTTCGCCGCCGACGTGAGCCCCGCAAGCGCTAACAACTCGGCGTCGTAGACCATCGCCTCAATCGTTGCCAATGCGCCCGCCGTCAGCCGGCAATCGAACTTGTCGCCCGCTGCGAATGTCCCGGCCGACGTGCCTTCCTGCGCTCGCGTGACGGTCATCGTGTCCGTCGACCGTCCCGTGACCTTTACGATCTCTCGCGTCGTGCCGTCGATGCTTTCCAGCGTCGCGATGAAGAAATCCGATCCCGAAGGCGTCGAGAACTCGGTACCCTGACCGGCCTGCACATCGAACGTCAGATCGCCGGGCGCGACCGAGGCCGCGAGTTTGGCGCTCGCGTTGTTCGTGAAGAGTTGTGTCATGGGCCGCTAGGGAAGGGGCGGGTCGCTCGTCGCGCCGCGCATGTAGTCGTACCAGCTCCGCCGCTGCGCCGGGGTGAAAACGCCAGCGTTTAGGACGATGTCGCGGACGACACCGACCATGTACTTGTCGCCACCGTTCGACACCTTGCCGATGCCGGGACTCCCGTTGACCCAAAACCCGTTGCCGAGAATGAGCGTCGGGTCATCATAGATTATGGAATTGTTGTAGGTGACGACGTAGCGCTCTTGGCCCGAGACACCACTGGCGCCGACGCTGTACACGATGAGGTCTGCGGACGGATCGGTCGGCGGCGTCCCCAGGTCGAGCGTGCTGCCGCCCGAGTCCAAAAAGGCGCCTTCGAGGATATGCCCGGTCGTCGTCCCGAAGAGCGTGCCGTTCGCGCCGGACTTCTCAAGATCCCAGAAGCCCGCCGTCGTATCCGATATTGCCGGGAATGTCGTGAGACGAAAGGACATCATGCATTCGGCCGCGCCAAGCGCCGCATAGCTGCCCGCAGGCGTGTCGATCTCGAACAACAGTCGCCCGCCTGGGCCATCGAGCAGCGCGGACGTCCCGAACCGCACCGTATCGCCTTCGCGCGTCGGGATCTCGTGCGGCCCCGCGAATACCGTTCCGACATGCAGGTGGCGACCATTGCCGCTCTGGTCATCCCACACCTGCACCTGATCCCCGTCGCCCGCTGCGGTCGTGCGCGTGAGGTCCTGCCAGTATCCGCGACCGCGCAGCGCCGCAAAGAAGATCGTTGCCGACGTGTCAGCCGGCAGTGCGGCAGGTGTTTCATGCAGCGCGAATTGCAATTGATGCTTGACCAGTCCGCCGCCCGCTTGCACGCGCGTTCGCGTCCCCGGCACTGGAACAACAGAAATAGGACTGTTGTCGATGCAATCGCCGTCCATCACCAGCGGGATCGAGTCGCCGTTCACCAACCCCTCGATCGCATCGGCATCCGAGGACGAGAGGAGACGCGTCGTCACGTCGAACTGGCGATACACGCCCGCGCCGTATTTGCCTGCCATTCCGCCTCGAATCACGCGCATGCTCCCGTCGAACATCCGGTCACGATCTAAGCGATGCTCGTTGTTCTTTTGGCCGAGCGCGTTCGACTTCACCGGCACCGTGGTGCCGTTCAGCGTGAGGAAGGGCATCCGGCGATTAGCCTAGAGCGAACACGCGGCCCGAGACGGAGCCGAGTCCGCGATCGCGATTGACTTTCTGTTTGATCTGCCCGTAGATGTCGTCGATGCTCGTGGCCCCACCGATTTCAAACGTCACTGGGCCGTTGAAGTGCATGTCGCCGCTCGGGACTTGATCGGGATGACTGCCGCCGATCGCCGGGTTGCCTCGGAAGGGGATCTGCGCCGGCGGATAGACCGGAGGGAGCGCCGAACCCGGCTTTGGCGGCGAGGCGATGAAATCGTAATAGCCGATCTTGAACGCTGGCGGGGTGTTCGTGATTGATTCGGTGAGCGCATTGACCGCGAGCGTATTCGCATTCACGGCCGTCGTGTTGTGGTCGAACACGGAGCCGATCTGGCCACCGATCGCCGTGCCGAGGAAGCCGCCAACTTCTGCCCCGATGGGGCCGAAAAACGAGCCGGCGACGCCGCCAATCAGTCCGCCGATGCCGCGACCGTTGCCCGCGTTCTTCCCGCCGCCACCGATCCGGCTCAGGATCGCTTGGCCGATCTGACTCGCGGCATTGTACAGATTGACGACCAGGTTCTGCATCCCGGCCGAGAAACCATCCAACGCAGAGCCGAGCGGCCCGAGCTTGATCTTGATCGTCTCGAAGGCGAGTGCCGTGTCTTCCTGCGCCTGTCGCTGCGCCTCGGCGTACTGAACTGAGGCGAGCCCCGCGGCGTCGAAGCCGTCGGTAAGTCCGAGCAGCTTTCGCCTGTACTCAAGGTCGTTCTCGACTGAGCCGGCGATATGCGTGCCGCCCACATCAACGCCGGCGAGCGCGCGAGACTTGAGCCCCGCTTCGGCCTCGGCATCATAGGGCGTGCCGAACTGGCTCGCCCCCTGGCGCGTGGCGAGACCTTTGTAATAGTCCGTGTAGGTCTGCGCGGCCGACTGAGAGCCGAGCAGCCCCGCGTCGACGGGGCGTTGCGAGATGCCCTTGAGCACCCCGAGTGCGGCGCCAGGTGCCGCGTTGTTCAGGGCCACGGCGTCGCGAATCAGCTGCAGCTTGTCGGCGAGCGCTTGCGCCTTCACCGACTCCTCGCTGAACGCCTCAGCGCCGCTCTTGATGAATCCGACCGCCTCGGCGTGGTACTGGTTGATCTTCTCCATCACCGGATAGACCGACGTGCCGTAGTCCGCGGCGCGCGAGAACGCCGTCTGCGCCAGCCCCGCGTCCTTCTCGAGCTGCTGGAACGGTGACCCGGTGCGAATGTCCGACGGTCCGCCCTTCGTGCTCAGCGGCTTACTCAGCGGGCCCCTGGCAAACGCCGCGAGGGCGTCGTCGCGATTGAGGACGCCGTAGTCACGCGCCTGGTTGAACGCGCCTTGACTCGTGAGCCCGAACGATGCCGTTCCGGGAAGCATGCCGACAAAACCCGTCGGCGATGAGGGCAGCAGTCCGCGCTTCCCGAGGAAGTCCGTCAGCGAACTCGAAGCGGCATCCCACGCTGCCGATAGTCCCCACACGACGGCGGCGAGGGCCGCAATGCCGAGCGCCATTGCACCGATCGGGTTGGCGCCTGCCGCGAAGACGGCCGCGATGCCCTCGGCGCCGCTCAGTAGCTTCAGTGCTGCCCGCATCTCGAAGAGCGCCTTCGTGATCTTGCTAAGTGCCAGCACGACAGGGCCGACGATCGCGATCAAAGACGCCATGTCAATCAGGAACTGCTTCGTTCCGGTCGACAGATTGGCGAACCAGTTCACCACGCCGCGGGCGGCGTTCACGATGTTCACGAACGCAGGGAGAAGTAGCGTCCCGACGCTGACGCCCAGTTCCTTGAGATCGCGGGACAGGAATTGCCACGATTTGCTGCTTTCGTCGGCCGTCCGCGACGCCTCGCCGGTAATGAGGCCGGCCTTCTGCATGATGAGACTAAAGGCAGCCTGCGCCGTTCCGGACTCGGAGAGCGTGCTTCCGACGTGCAATAGGTTCAGCCGATAGGCTTCCTGTTGCAGTTGGAGTTTCGTAAACCCGAGCCCCGCCGTAATGAGCCCGCGCGACTGACCGGCGAGTCCCTTGTCGAGCGCTTCGAGGGCTTCGGCGATGGGGATGTGCTCGACGGCCGCCATGTCGGCGGCGAGTTTGAGCATGGCCTGGGACATCGCCGCCGCCTTTGCCGGCGCGACCTCCATGCCCTGGAGCATGATGTCGGTCTGCGTGGCGAGCTTCTCGAGCTCGTCGGTCGTCTCTGGAACAACTTTCTTCATCGCTTCAAGCGAGGACTTGACGGAGTCCGCGGCCGAACCGAACGTGCGTTCAAATCGCGCCGACGAGTCCTCAGAATCGGCCGCGAATTTGGCCATCGCCGTCGCGGCTGCCACGAGGGGCACCGTGAGCCCAATCGTGAGCTTTTCGCCCAGCGCGGCAACGCGGTCGGCGGCCTTGTCGACGCCCTTGGTCATGGCGTCGAGTTTCTTCGAGAAGTCGTTGATGTCCGCGCTGATCGTGACGACCAGCGACGCAGGGCTACCGGCCATTACTCAATCATCTCCGTCGGTTCTGCGTCCGCTGATTCCCCCGCGGCTTCATACGCGGCCCGTTCGTCATCGGCTTCCAATCTCTCGAAGATCATCCATTCCTCGAGCTCGCGCGCGCTCACGGTTCCAAGGAGCTGCGCGACGGTCATGCCGAGGTGCTTGGCGATCCGGAAGTGCCATCGCCGATCGCCGCGTCGGAGTTTTTTTCCAGCACCTTCTTTTCCGTCTTGGTCATGCCGTTAAGCCGGAGCGCGACCGCAGTGATGGCGTCGAGCGCTTCGGCCGATTTGTTCTCGATCCCGGCAGCGTCGGCATCCTCAAAGACCTTTTCCCCTGTCTCGGGATCGAAGCACGATGCGATGACAAGGAGCGGATTCAGAATCCGCGAATCGACCTTTGAGGTCTCCTCGATCTCGCCCTTGTCGTTGACCGCCTTCGACGTCACCGTCGCGGCTTCCACGAGGACCGCGCGCTGTGCGCCCGTGAGCCCTCGAATCTCGAACGTGCAGTCCCACGCGGGAATGGTGAGCGGTTCGGACTTGATGTCCTTTGCGTCGAGCGCTTTCGAGCGAAGTGCGGATGCCATACCGACCCTGAGTGAAGGTTGTTAACCGAGTGAAATGACGCGGAGGTCGGCGTCCGACGAGCCGACGAATGACAGATCCTCGCCGATGATTGACCGGGTCGCGATGCTGATCGCCTGCTTGGTCGGTCGCGCCCAGAACAGCACATCGGCCGCGGCGTTGCTGTCGTGAAAGATCTGGATCACGAGGAGCGATCCGTTGACGATGGCGGCCTTGAAGATCGCCGCGTACGTGGTCTCCCAATTCCTGCCGAGAGATGCCGTCACGGAATGGATGCCGGGGATGTTCTCCTCGTATCCAGCCGAGTCGAACGTCGTATCGTCCAGCACTTCATTGCCCTTCTGCCAGGTGATCGACTTGGACTTGGCGATGGTGCTCATGGGCAAGTACGTGCCGCTGATCGTGATGACCCTCGCCGTGGTGGCCGTGAACGTCACGGCGCCCGTGAGGCGGTTGATGACGTACGGATCTGCGCTGGCATCGACCGCGACGCCGCCGTCTTTCACGGTGATCGTGGCCGTCGGCGACCAGACGCGCTTGCTGGTATTTGTGATCTGATACTTTTTGTTGGCGGTCAGCGCGGAGACCGCTTCGTCAGTAAAGGCCGTGGGCGTGCCCCCGATCTTCACCAACCCAATTTTGCCCGCTGTCGAGGACATAGACCGTTAGGGAAGGGTGACAGTACCGAATTGCAGGAAGGCGCCCGTCGTCATGCCCTCAATCGAGATGTTCGTCTTGTCGCGGACCTTTGTATCTGGCGCGATCTTGGTGATGTTGACCGCGGCCTTCCATCCTTTCTTCGTGCCCGCCGAGCTGTCGAAGATGACCGCGATGTAGCCGTTCGGAGACGTCCCGGCGATGTTCGCGGCCATGATGGAGTCTTGGCCATTCGTGTCTGAGCCGAGCCGCGATCCGCCTGACATGGCGAACTTGAGCCCGATGACACCGGTCAGCGATTGCTCATACTCGATCCCGAACTCGTCGTCGGTGATTTCCGGTGACTCGGGGCCGCCACTCACCGAGTCGATGCCGGCGACCAAGTGATACGAGGACGCACCGTTCGTGGCGGACCAGTAGACGACCGCGCGCCGGCCTGCCGTCGAGGAGGACATGACGTCTCCTTACGCAGTCGGCAACGTGACAGCGCCGAACGTGAACGCGCCCGTCGTCTTGCCGTCGATCGAGATGTTCGTCTTGTCGCGAGTCTTGGTATCGAAGCTGACCTTCGTGATGTTCACGGCGCCGAGCCAGCCGACCGTCGACCCGTCGAAGAGCACGGCGAGGTATCCGTTGGGCGTGCTGCCCGCAAGTTGCGCGGCGATCATGGCGTCTTGGCCATTCGTGTCCGCGCCGACGCGTCCGCCGCCCGACATGGAAAAGGGCAGTCCGATGATTCCGGTGATCGACTGTTCGTACTCCACGCCGAACTCGTCATCCGTGATCTCGGGAGATTCGGGTCCACCCGTGACGGTGTCGATACCGGCGACGAGGTGATACGAGTCGTCGGTGTTGTCGGGCGACCAGTAGACTTTCGCTTTTCTGCCAGCAGTGGATGATGACATTGCAGGAATCTCCGAAGGGAAAAGACGAACGCCCCGTCGGCGGAAGCCGGCGAGGCGCGTTGAGCAGCAGGGAAGGGATCAGTTACGAATTGTTGTCTTCGAGCAGAAGGAGGAACGTCTGCTTGATGCAGCGCGCGTTGAGCGTGTCCGTCACGGCAATACGCTCACCGTGCTGATCCTCCATCGTGATCGCGATCGTATCATGCCCCGATACAGTGACGCCGGTGTCGAAGATCACACCCTTCACCGCGTCGGCGATGGTCTCGGCGACCTTGTAGCCCGCGGCTCCCGTCGCGGCGGTCGTTTCCTCGCCGTCGGTCGACCAGGACTGGATCTCACAGCGAACTTCGTGGCCATCTTTGCCGAACGTCGGGGAGTCCGTCTCCGACATCTCCCCGATGACGATCATCGGATATTGCGCGCCCTGCGGTACGTTATCATAGACCCGCGCGGGATTTCCAACGAGCGCCTGAATCGCGGCCGAGCCGGTCAGGGCCGAATAGAGACCCGCCTGCAGGAATGGGGCGCCCGTGTAGGTCGTCACCCGATGTCCTTCGTCACGTTGTCGATCGCCGCCGTGATGTCCCGCATGATCTGGGGCTTCCTCGCAACAAACGCTGGCTCGAGGAACGGTTCGGGCCTGTGGTGCCGACGCGGATCGCCGTGCTCGACGACCGGCGCGTAGGCTCCGGGGCCCGTCTTGACCGTTCGGCGTCGATGCCGCTTGCCGGTCGACGAGGAGCGACGCTTGAGCTTCCCGATGCCGACCTTGACGTAGCCGATCAGTCCATTGGCCGAATACTCGGCGCGGATCGTTCCAGCCATCTCGCCCGTGAGCTTTGGCGCGGCCGAGCGCGCCGCGTTGGCGATGGCGACCGTGTCGCGCTGAATCGCTGCGGCAACACGGGCGTGGGTGGCCGGATTCGCCAGTTTGAGTTGTCGGATCAGTTCGGGGGCTCCCCGAAGGGCCATCGAGAACGAGACGGTCATACAGGCGCGACCTCGGCACAGAGGAGGACGAGCTGCTCGTTCTCCTCGTGCGGATCGATCACCGCGTGGATCGAGAAGGACCGGGCCACACCGTTGGGTGCGTACTTGAGTTTGTGCTTGCTCGTGACCCCAGTACGAAAGTGGATGCGGACGACGTGTGACAATTCCGGCTGCATCTGCTGCGCGGCCACGAACTCGCGACCTGACCCCGGTTCGATCGAGGCCCAGACCGTGGTGACGTCGGACCATGCGCGATCCTGTCCGCCCGCGCCGTCGGATGTCTCCGTCAGGGCTTGGATGGTCACCCGTCGATCCAATCGCCCAGACTCAATCCGCTGGTAGGCCATCAGGCCGTCCGCTTCCACATATAAACGGCGATGTACGGTTGCACCACGCTCGAAGCATCCCCCGTGAATGCCGGGGCCGTGTTCGTGCCCTGCGGCGTATAGCTGTGATTCGAGGGCTGCGTCACGGAATGCGTGAGCGTGGCGCTCGGGCCACCAGACGTCACGGCGTTGTTCGTGACCGAATGGGTCAGCGTCGCATTCGGGTTGCCCGTCGTGCCGGAAGCCGCTGCACCGCTCGACGTGTTCGTCGTCATTAACTTCGGCGATGCGGCACTGCTCGAGGCCGTGAACGTGTGCGTGTGCGCGGCATGATCGCCCACCGCGACATTGCTCGTCACGGAATGCGTGTGGCTCGCGTGATCCGCGACTGCCGTCCCGCTGTGCGTCAACGTGGCGCCGGTTCCAGTGAACGTCGGCGCCGCAACGGAACCCGACGACGCGACGGTCTTTGTCCCCCCGGTCTTTTCGCTCGTGTCGAAGTCGCTGTCTGAGCCGTTCACGCCAACGAGCACGCGACCCGCGCCGAATGCCGCCCACGTTCCACGGCCGAGCAGCGTTGCCGGGTTCGTGCTCAACGTGCTCGTGTAGAGCGAGCCGACCGGATAAAACGTATCGATAATCGTCGCGATTGTCGGAGCATCGGCGCCCGCCGGGCCCGTGTCGCCAGTATCCCCCTTGACTCCCTGAGCGCCAGTCGCGCCGGTGGCACCCGCCGCACCGTCTGCGCCAGCGGACCCCGCGTCCCCGGTGTCGCCCTTCGCGCCCTGGGATCCTTGCGGACCCGTGGCACCATCGGCGCCCGCAGACCCGGTATCGCCCTTGTCGCCTTTTACGCCTTGAATTCCCTGCGGGCCCGTCGCGCCGTCGGCCCCATTCGCTCCGGCAGGGCCCGTGTCACCGGTGCC